TATCCTCAAGCAGATAATATTCTTTCGGCTCTATTAGCAGATGTTGAAAATAATGAAAAAGATAGTGATGTTACCGATTTGTCACAAGATTATAAAATGGAGAAATTATCAAAAGCAGTTGATGTCTTACAAAAAGAAATCAATCTTTTGAAAAGGGACAAAACTCAAAATGCAAGAAATACACCAAAAGAATCAGTCTTAAAAGAAGAATCTGGAATACATAAATTCAATAAAGAAGATCCAAATAATCCTGAAGTGGTAATTCAAGGATATGGAACTCTTCTGCTTAATCAAATTGAAGATGACCTTGTTCGTAATTTTAATTCACTTGAACACATGGCAAAGAGAAAAGAATGGGATGGTATAGATTATCAACTTAATAAAACTGGAGTAATGCAGGCAAAATTAGAAGCAATAATCAGCACTAAAGAACAACTTCAAGCAATTCGCAGAAAAGGTGGACCAAAAAGTAGAGGAATAACAAAAGAATCGTTGTATGACATTCTTATAGGAGAGGATAAGGAGATGGGTGCTTTAGATGAGTCATTCGAGAAACTATCAAGAAAATTCCAAGTAGCAAGACACAACAAGGCGTACAAACGTGCGGCTGATACATTACATGAGGTATTGAAACGAAAATATCAAGAAAACGAAGGCAATTGGAGACACGCTTTAGGTTGGTATGTGGCTAAAATTGCATCTGGATTTAATGGGGTAAAAACTAGAGTCCTAGAAGATTATTATTTAGAAAATTACGAGTCAGCATTTATTGAAAGTGTGACAGAAGCAGGTGGTGTTGGCAAAGTAGTGCCAGGGGTAAACACAAGTGTTGATGTTGGACCAAATGAAATCAAAACACAAGCGAAGAAGTTTGGTAATGATGTTGATAAAGACGGAGTTCCAAAGAAAAATTTACGATAAAGGCATGCAAGTGTATAACAAAGACACAATGTGTTATAAAACTTGGAATGATATTATCATATCGTTACCCAAGAAAACAGTTAGTTGGTGTTGTAAAACAGACTTAACGGCTCAACAAACAAAAGAAACTACATTCGACTTAGAAACTCTAAACACGAATGGTCTAGATTTTCTTTTCAATCATCCTATTCTTCAAAAGAGAAAAAATGACTTAGCAACTGGTGTAAGATGTCCAGATTGTCATGTATGTTGGGAATCAGAAGATAGGTCTGGACAAAGTCACAGAACATTATATACTAATCATTCTGTTAAATTTGATTATGACACTCCTGCCACTTTCATTGAACTTGAATTAACAAACAAGTGTAATATGGCATGTGTTTACTGTCATCCACCACTTAGTTCAAGATGGCAAAAAGAAATGAAAGAACGATATCCTGATACTGAAGATGAGATATTTCATAAAGTAATGGAGTTGCTTATAGAATATTTTAATACAACACTGGCACGGTCTTCATTTATTAATATAAGTCTTTTAGGTGGTGAACCATTCTTTACTGACCACATGTATCTCTTCCTAGAATATCTTTCAAAATTTCATGTAAAACCCAAACAAAAAGTATCAGTCACTATCACAACTGGTATGTCTTTTCCTACACAGAAGTTTGAAAAATTTATTGAGTTAGTTGAACGTACTCCAAATATTATATACGTTATGCAGTTATCTGGTGAGGCAATAGAAAAGAGAGCAGAACTAATACGGTGGGGTCTAGATTTTGAGAAATGGAATGATAACTTAGATATGTTCTTTAGAGAGTCAGCAAGATTGACTAATGAGAGACTAGCCATAGGATTTGGTTGTGCCCATAGTTGCTTATCACTTCCATATTTCAAAGACTTTCTAGTGTATATAAACAACAAAATGAAGGAACATGCGTATAACTTAGAGATTTGGTTTGGTGTCAATTATATAGAAGACCCACAACACTTATCTATATCAATGCTAGATAGTCATCATGCCGATGCTGTGACAGAGCAGATAGAGTACATGAAGAACGAAATGCCTAATGTTTTGAGGAAAGATGAGTATATTACTATGCTGAAGTCAATCAGAAATCAAATTTTGAATGCGAATGTCACTCCAGAGATGAAGCAGAATGCTTCAGAACAGTTTAAAATGTTAGAAGATAGAAGAAAAGTATCATTCAAATCACAATTCCCTCACTTTGATGAGATAATTAAGTAACTATATTTAATTTTTTAGATAAATACTATTATGAAAATATATGAGATATTAGGTGAAATGACAAGTGCTGGCGGTATGGCAAGTGTGGCATCTCCATTAGGTGGCGGTGACCCAGCGGCTAGTATATATACTAAAAAGAAAAAGAGTAAGAAAACTGACGAAATGTTTTCAACACGCAGTCTTGGTTTAAAAGGTGCAAGTAAGAGGTCTAGAGATAAGGCTAGAGATAAAGACAAAGATAAAGATAAAGACACAGAACAAACTAAAACTAAAACAACAATGATTAGAAGGTAGAAGGCTTATGAGATTATCACAATTAACACAACCACTTAAAGAAAGTAACTTAGTCAAAGTCACTGATATACAATGGGATGCTGACGATATGGATGATATCAAACAGGCTTTAATTGCTGGAGATTTAAGAAGAGATATGATTGTTCCTGTGCCAAATGACTTAGATGATGAAGAAGTAGACGAATACATAAGTGATTATATCACTAATCATACTGGCTGGACACACAAAGGGTTTAACACAGAAGGATCAATTAAAGAAGGACCTTGCGATGTAGCAAAGCCAGAAGAGATTGAGAAAATGTCTGGTGTTGAATATGACAAGTATGCACAATGGAAACAAGATTGTGAACAGGAAGAAAGAACTACACCTTTATCAACAAAACGTCTAGAATCAGAAGAAACTGTCAAAGAAAACACAAACAGAGAAAAACTTCAACTTGCAATTCAAACTAATTTTGGTGATGATGTGTCTCATAGTGAGGGTGACTCCGATTATGACGCCTACTGGCCTGACTATATGAATAATAAAGACGTGATTGTAGCAATTTTCGGTAGTAATGTACCAAAAACAATTTTCGATGCCTTTAATAAGCACAAAGACTATAGCAAGAATGATGAAGATAGAGCGAAAAATAAAAAAATTCCATCAGAACGAAACAACCATGCCCCATATTACCCAGAAAACCGAGATGAAGAAATATTAGCAGACCTTGGTGAAAAGGTCCGTGATGCAATTGTACTATACGCTGAAGATATTGGTATTGAATCACAAGTAACTGAAAAGGGTCCGGGTTTTAATAAAGGCGCAGCCTCTAAGAAAACTCCTTATGTTTCGCCTGGCAACCCACATATCGGCAATGACTTAACTGGAAAACCAGACAATTATAAGGATGCAATAAGCAACGTAATTTCCAATGTCAAGAACAACAAATATGTTAAGGCATATACTAATTTTCCATCAAATATTAAAAAGATATTAAATCAGTCAGAGAGTTATGATGACTATCACGGCGATATGTCTAAAGAAGAATACGACAAAACAGTAAATAATTCTGAAATGGAATATACTGTTTGGGTAGGCGGTACTGAAGCCAATGACAATTGGTTAACTTATGATGAGGCTCTTACTCTATATAACAAATTCAAAGCACAAGGTCATGATGATGTTCAATTAGATGTTAGAATAAAACAAGAGATCCCTCAAGACATCCCTATGGGTATTAGACCATATCCAAAAGGAGTAATAACTAAAGGAAAAGCAGAAGAAGGTAACGAATTTTCTGCCGAATTAGCAAAAGCCAAGATTGATGGTAAAAAAGAATTTAAAGTTGGCGGAAAGAAGTACAAGGTCGAAGAAGAAGATGATGTTCATCATGGAGTTGACACTTCGGGACCTAATGATTATCTTATTAAACGCAAAGACGGCACTTATGATAAGGGTACTGTACCATCAGAAAAAGATGATGATTCAGAGGCAATTAAAGCCAGAGATGCCTTTGTAAAAATGGTGAGTAAAATGCCAAAGAGTAACATCAAACCAATCGACACAATTAAACAGATTGTAGCAGACAAACAAAACATGCAAGTCAAATTTGACGATGGTAAGATGAAAGTAGATTTATACACAGCATCAGCAGTATCACAAGTATATGATGCAGTTGGAACATCGACTCAAGGAAAACTTGACGATATGTTAAGAACTAAAGAAGGTATGCTTAGACTATCAACCTTTGCATTCAGCAAACTTAAAGAAGGAAAATTAAATGAGTGGGTACCAGCGGCAATCAATGTGGCTAAAGCAGTTGGTGGTATGATTGCAAGAAATCCAAAGAAATCGGCCCAAATTGGTGCTACAGTTTTGTCTAAAGACAGCAAGAAAGATAAAGTAAAAAAGACACTAGGCATTCTTAGTAAAGATGAAGAAAAAGCAATGACTCCTGCAGAACGAGAAAAGAGGTCTTGGGCTATGGTAGCAAGTAAAGACTATAGTGATAAACATAAAGTAGAAGAGGATAAATATTCTGACATGAATCCTACTAATAAGTTTGGTTACTTTGGTGGACCAGGATTCTATAGTAATGATGGTAGCACTTATACTGAACCACATTATGATGATTTTGATATCAGACAACACAACAGAGATAATCCTGAAGATAAAGTCAAACTTAATAATTGGGATGATTTTAATCTAAAAATGCGTTATCATAAAAAGGATGGTAAAAGAGTTCAAGGATATGGCGGAATGGGATATAATGTTTCATTTCACGGCAATCCAAAAGATGTAGAAGCATTTGCTATGGAACATTTGGATGCAGAACGTTACTCAGGTGATAATATTCCTGAATCAGTCGAAACAACTAATGAAGTATATGCGGGAAACGATGGAATAGCAGATAAAAACGGCAAAATACACGACCCGAAAAGTCCAAAAGGCAAGATGATTATCAATATGAAAAGAAAACCAACAGGCGGACCACAACAGAACCAACAGCAAAACCAACAGCAAAATCAACAGCAAAACCAACAGCAAAACCAACAGCAAAACCAACAGCAACAAACAGGCGGACCACAACCAGGCAAACCAAATGTACAAGCCGATAAATGGAAATTTGATGCAAAGACTGGAGAGATGACGCAGTTAAAAGGCAAATCAACTATTAGAAAGGTTGGAGATTTCTTGAAAGGAGCGATTGACCAAGCACAGGCAAAGACTAATTATCGCAGTTCACTTAGTTCATCGAAATATTCGCCTGAAGATAAGGCGATAGAAATGATGAGAGAAGCCATGAAAACAACAAAGTCTAAATAATCATAGATTCCTATTGACTTTATAAGTCGATTGTGTTAATATATAAAGAGTGAGCAATCACTCTTTTTTATTGCCCAACTTATAGGAGATTTATATGCCAATTGACGCCATCAACGAACAAGAAAAAGTCAGACTCATTCAATTAGTGAATGAGGGTTGTCTAGTTTTACAAGAAGTAGATGACCTTAAAGGTGGATTACGTGATACAGTAAGAGCAATTGCTGAAGAAATGGATGTTAAACCATCTGTATTAAACAAAGCAATTACAGTAGCACATAAGGCCAAACTAACTGAAGCAAGAGCAGACTTCGAAGATATGGAAACTATACTTGAAACAGTCGGACGCACTCTTTGAGTTATGTAGATGCATTCTACAACAAAGATAAAGACATTGTTCAGGTTGTAGAAAGACTTAACGGTAAACGAGTTTACAATGATTACCCTGCGTGGCGTACTTTTTATATAAAAGACCCACGCGGTGACCATGTAAGTATCTATGGCGATAAAGTAAGACAGATTAAATGTAAACGTCTTAAAGACCTTCACAAAGAACGAAAAATAAACACTGGCAAAACATTTTACGAAAGTGATATGAAACCAGAAGTAAGATGTCTAAGTGAGAATTATAACGGTCTCGACTCACCAAAATTAAATATCGCATTCTTTGATATCGAAACAGATTTCGATGCAAGTCGAGGGTTTGCTGATCCTAGTGACCCATTCATGCCAATCACGGCAATCACAGTTCATCTTCAATGGTTAGAATTACTAGTGACTCTGGTCATACCTCCAAAGTCAATGAGAAGTGGCGAAGGTCTTGAAGAAGCACAACGTATTTCTGAGCAATTTGAGAATACCCAATTATATCTAAGTGAAGCCGATATGCTTAATGACTTTTTAGATGTCATTGAAGATGTTGATGTGTTGGCTGGTTGGAACTCAGAAGGTTATGATATTCCATATACTGTGAATAGAATAACTGAAGTACTAAGTAAATCACATACACGCAAGTTATGTCTATGGGAATTAGTTCCTCAAAAACGTAGAGTAGTAAAATATGGTAAAGAGCAAGAAACATTTGACTTGTTCGGAAGAATTCACTTAGACTACTTAGAACTATATCGTAAGTATACTTATCACGAAATGCATTCATACGCACTTGATACAATTGGTGAACACGAAGTGGGTGAAAAGAAAGTTGCATACGAAGGCACACTAGACCAATTATACAACAATGACTTCTACAAGTTTGTGGCATATAACAGACAAGACGTTGCACTACTTGATAAGATTGATAAGAAACTAAGATTTATCGAACTAGCAAATGAAATTGCACACGATAATACAGTTAACATCAAAACTACAATGGGAGCGGTTGCTGTTACAGAACAAGCAATCATCAACGAAGCCCACAGACGTGGCATGGTTGTTCCTGATAGAAAAGCAAGAACCAGAATAGATGATAATGCAGAGTTATCAGACCAAGAACTACAAGAAATAGAAATGCAAAAGGCCGCTGGTGCTTTCGTGGCAGTACCTAAAGCAGGGTTACAACGTTGGGTAGCAGGTGTTGATATTAACTCTCTTTATCCGTCAGTTATTCGTGCTATGAATATGTCTCCCGAAACTATTGCTGGTCAATTAAGACCAGACTTAACTGATAAGATGATTGGTGATAGAATAAAAGAAGGAAGAAAGACTGGTGCAAAAACTTATGGGTCATCTCAAGCATGGGATGAAACATTCAGTTCAGAAGAATTTCGCTTAGTTAATGAAAAAGATAAAGCAAGTAGTATTACTTTAGTTCTAGAAGATTCACCATGGGAAGATAACAAAACAACACAACTACTTTCAGGTCAAGAAGCATACGATTTAATATACAATAGTGATTTGAACTGGACTCTTACTGCTAATGGTACTATATTCAAACAAGATGTTCAAGGTATCATTCCAAGTTTATTAGAGAGGTGGTATGCTGAACGACAAGTAATGCAAGAGAACAAGAAACTTGCCATTAAAGATGGAGATGCTGAAGAAATAGCATTCTGGGATAAACGACAACTTGTTAAGAAGATTAACTTGAACTCATTATATGGTGCGATTTTGAATCAAGGTTGTCGATTTTATGATAAACGTATTGGTCAGAGTACAACTCTTACAGGTCGTTGTATTACTCGACATATGGGTGCTAAGACGAATGAGGTTATTGCTGGTCAGTATGATTATAAAGGTCCATCAGTTATTTACGGTGATACAGACTCAATTTATTATTCTATGTATCCTGTTTACAAACAAGAGATTGATGATGGAACTATTGAATGGGATAAAGATAAAGTGTTGTCTTTGTATGATGAAGTAGCCAATCAAGTAAACACAAGTTTTCCAGATTTTATGAAAACGTTCTTTAATGTTCCTAGAAAAGAAGGTGAGATTATTGTTGCAGGTCGTGAGAATTGTTCGATTACAGGTATTTTTATTAAAAAGAAACGATACGCATTGCTTATGTATGATGACGATGGTGTTCGCCGTGATGTAGATGGTTCACCTGGTAAAGTCAAAGTAATGGGAATTGATATAAAGAGAAGTGATACTCCACCATATATGCAAGATTTTCTAAGTGAAGTGTTATTGACGGTGTTAACTGATGGCACACAAGATGATGTTATTAAGATGGTTAAAAAGTTTAAGAAAGAATTCAGAGCAAAGCCTGGTTGGGAAAAAGGTTCACAGACTCGTGTAAACAATTTGACTTCTTATAAGAATAGAGTGAATGCCGCAAAGAAGGCATTAGCCAGAGATATGCATATTGGTGGTGATAGAAGTAAGAAAGACAAAGTACATCTTCCTGGACACGTATCAGCCGCTTTAAACTGGAATATGTTACGAGAACTCAATCAAGACAAATATTCAGTAGAGATTGTAGATGGCATGAAGTGTATTATATGTAAACTAAAGCCAAATACATTCAAACTGAAAAGTGTTGCATATCCAGTTGACGCAACAAATATACCTCAATGGTTTCAAGATTTGCCATTTGACCACGAATTAATGGAACAGACGATTGTTGATAAGAAGTTAGAAAATCTCATTGGAGTATTAAATTGGGATCTGAGTGATGCAAACGCATCAGAAACATTTGATAATCTGTTCGATTTATAGGTTGACAAATGGTTCTAATTTGTGTTATAATTAATATAATTAATCAGAAGGAGTAAACATGCGTGATATTTTAAAGGATATTGTCAAACACACACATTCTCTTGGAATTATCCAAGCGGCTAAAGTGACGACAGACAAAGAGGTAACTACGATTGATGCAATGGACGAAGACCGTACTGTTGTATTGATGGGTAAATTACATTCACCAGTTCCTGAATTCGAAGGAAAGTTTGGTCTAGGTAGACTAGGCGTCTTAAGTGGACTACTTAGTTACACTAGTGAAGATAAAGAAGGTAATACAATTGAGGCAAATGTGAGTGTAGGAACAGAATCACGCAATGGTGAAGATGTTACTACTGAACTAAACTTCTCAATGGATGGTGGATTTGATAGTTCATATCGAGTAATTGTAAGTGAGTTAGTGGACGCACAAATTAAAACTGCAAGTTTTAGAGGTGCGGCGTGGAATGTAGAAATTATGCCAACACAAAAAGCAATCAAAGACTTACAATACTTTGCAGGCATTCTAGGTGCATTTGACCCTTTACTTACTGCTCGAACAGTTAATGGCAATTTAGTTTTCTATATCGGTGATGATTCAACAGATAAAGTAGAACTTCCATTTGCAAACAATGTAGAAGGTGAACTAAAGACAGGTTGGAGTTTTCCATTGTCAACAGTTCTAACTATTCTTAGATTGAGCGACACAAGTACAATGAGTATGAAAATCTCAGACCAAGGTGCTATGATGATTGCAGTTGATAGTGGTTTAGGGTTGTATGAGTATATTCTGCCAGCAAAAGCAGGACGTTAAAAATATATAAATACATCGAGAGGTTGTAATTGGTAATACTCATTATAGGAGAAGCGAATGATAAGAGCGTTAAAAAACGATACGACTGAACAGAAACGCACACACCTTATATACTTAAAAAAACAACATAGAGATTTAGACAATGGTATTATAACTGCATATAAGATGCGTACAGAAGATAATGTTGTTTCTAAATTGAAACTAAAGAAATTATATTTAAAAGAAGAAATCACAAAATTAGAAGAAGAAATATCTTTAGAAAAGTGAGCATTCTTAAACCAACTCCCAAAACTATACAAAATCTGATTAGAGTAATACCAGACCATCCTAGGCCTGGTGTACTCTATCAGGATATGGCAAGTGTCTTTAATGCCCCTCGAGGTATACAAGATGTTATGTCATTGTTTAATGATTATATCTCTGAGAATAAGATAAAGTTTAATAGAATTGTTGGACTTGATGCTCGTGGATTTCCAATGGCAGGTGCGTTAAGTGCCTCTACTGGTATACCATTCTCAATGGCTAGAAAGAAAGGCAAACTTCCAGGTGAAACAATTTTTACTGAATATGAACTAGAATATGGAACTGATGAATTGCACTTACAAGTGGATGCAATAGAGAAAGATGACCAAGTATTGATTGTAGATGATGTTATAGCAACAGGTGGGACGATAGAGGCTGTTATTAAACTAATAGATAGATTTGAAGCAGATGTTGTAGGCATATTAAGTATAATGGAACTTGAGTTTTTAGGTGGTGGCGAGAAGGTGCGTGATGCAGGGCATGACGTGTACTCAATATTACAAGAACAATAGATTAAACCACTTGACTTTTGTGTTAAAATTTTGTATAATAGTAGTATGAATAACTATATTTTTACTAGCGAAAGTGTAAGTGATGGTCATCCTGATAAGGTTGCAGACCAAATTAGTGATGCCTTAGTTGATGCAGGACTTAAGGCTGGCGATGAAACTACACGGGTTGCAGTCGAAACACTTGTAACTACTAACCATGTAACGTTAGCAGGTGAAGTAAAGAACTTTAATGTAACAAAAGATGAAGTAGATTATATCATCCGTAATAAGGTTAAAGATATTGGCTATGAACAAGAAGGATTTCATTGGGAAAAACTAGAAATTCATAATTATATACATTCTCAATCAGGTGATATTGGACTAGGAACCGATGATTTCGGCGCTGGAGACCAAGGATTAATGTTTGGTTATGCTTGTAATCATACACCTACTATGATGCCAGCACCTATATATTATGCACACGAGATACTTAAAGAACTAAGAGAAAAACGCATCACCGGCGCGGAATCCTTGCTACCAGACGCTAAATCCCAAGTAAGTTTAGAATATGAGGGTGGTAAAGTAAAAAGAGTAGACCAAGTAGTAATATCGACTCAACACGCAGTTGGTCGTGGAGAAGAAGCAGAAGCAGAGGCCTATGTCGCTGGTACTTACATATTAGAAGATTTGCTTGATAAAGATACAGTATGGTACGTCAATCCTACTGGTAAGTTTGAGATTGGTGGTCCAGATGGGGATGCTGGAGTAACAGGTAGAAAGATTATTGTTGATACATACGGCGGTTTTGCACCTCATGGTGGCGGTGCATTCTCAGGAAAAGACCCTACGAAAGTAGATAGAAGTGCCGCTTATATGGCACGATGGTTAGCAAAGAATGTTGTAGCAGATAACATGGCAGATTGGTGTCAAATTCAATTGAGTTATGCTATCGGTGTTAAAGAACCAACTAGCATTTATGTAGATAGTAATGGACACAATCGTAGTATTGAAAAGTTTATTGCTGAGAATATTGATTTAACACCAAAAGGGATTATTGATAGATTTGATTTATTCAACTTTCATCAATATAGTAAGAATTGTGTATACGGACATTTTGGTGACAAAGATGTTCCATGGGAGAAAATAGGATGGTAGTACCAAATGACTTAAAAGATTTCTCAGTAACTTGGGAAATTAATTATTATGACCACGAACCAGAAAAGATATTCTTTGATGTTATAGGTGAAGAAGCAGAGAACTTAGATGCTTTAATGGATGACTTGGGCGAGAATGTAATGGACCGTGAACCAGAAAACAGTACACCAATTGGACTAGGTGACTTTAACATTGAATGGATTATGATTGAAGATGAAGATGGTAAAGAAGTCTGGCGAGATGAGGATTACGATTTTAAAAACAAAGATTGGTTAGAATATATTAGTTAGAAAAGGAGAACTTATGAGTAAAACACTAAATCCAATTTCTTGGTTTGGCACACCAGAAGAAAAAGAAAGAGCCATTGCTAGACGAATTAGTGATGAAAAAGAACAAGCAGTCGCACTTGAAAAGATTAACTTTAAGTACGAACATATAGACCAACATACACACGACAAGAACATGGCAACTTTAGAAGGCAAAGAGTATGTCAGAGTTGTTGGTATGGAACTAGACAAAGACACTCCTGGTCAAGGTTTCTTTGAATTAGATTTCAATGATAACTTTGTAGAATATCTTGCACAGAATGGATATGAGGGTGTTGAGCAAGATGAAATAGTTGACAATTGGTTTAGCGATTTATGTAAGAATATTGTTCTGAATGATTTAGAAGACGATGAAGGCATCAGAAGAAGTGTAATGACTGATAGCAAAGAAGGTCTAATCATCAGTAAGATTAAAACAGACGAAAATACTTCCGAGTATTCCTAAGATATGACTACATTCATCTTAGTAGATTCATTCAATATGTATCATCGTGCAAAGCACGTAGCAATGCGTGGTGCGAATGTTGATATGAAAATTGGTATGGCATATCACATAATGCTTAGTAGTGTTAAACTATGCTATAACAAATTTAACGCAGACCATGCCGTGTTCTGTTTAGAAGGTCGGAGTTGGCGTAGAGATTTTTATGAGCCGTATAAGAAGAACAGAAAAGTTGCTCAAATGGCCAAGACTGTTAGAGAACAAGAAGAAGATGAAATTATGTTTCAATCATATGATGATATGATTACATTCTTAGATGAAAAAACAAATGTAACATTGTTACAGAATCCAGAAGCCGAAGCAGATGATATGATTGCTATATTCATTGAGGCACATCCAAATGATAATCATATCATTGTATCAAGTGATAGTGATTATCTGCAATTAATTTCAGACAACGTAACTATGTATGATGGAGTACAAAATCGTATCATTACTAAAGATGGTTTCTTTAAAGATGATAAGAACATGACACCTATAAAAGAAAAGAAAACTGACGAGGTTAAAGAAGCACCAAATCCAGAATGGTTGTTGTTTGAGAAATGTATTCGTGGTGATACAAGTGATAATATCTTTTCAGCATATCCTGGTTGTCGTAAGAAAGGTACTAGGAATAAAGTAGGTATGTTAGAAGCATTTGCAGATAAAGAAAATGGTGGTTTTAACTGGAACAATTTTATGTTACAGGTATGGACTGACCATAATGGTGAAGAACATACAGTGCGTGATGATTTTGAACGCAATGTAAGACTAATCGATTTAACTGCTCAACCTATGGATTTGAAAGTGAAGTTTGTAGAAACAATCGCAGAGAATAGTATACCAAAAAGTAATACCGGTGTTGGTATGAACTTCTTAAAGTTCTGCGGCATACATGATTTACAAAATCTTGCTAAGTCACCTGATGAAATTGCATCTATACTTAACAATCCATATCCTGCTCAATGAGAAAGAGAAAGCCGACTTCATTACTTGAATCATTATTAGTATTTACAGTCATAACATTCGTTTATGGAATGGTTATACTGTTTTGGAATTAAAATGACTTGTTACATATTCGATGTAGATGGCACACTTACTCCAAGTAGAGATGAAATCAATAAGGATTTTCTAAAGTGGTTTTTAGAGTTTGTTAAATGGCATCCAGTGTACTTAGTTACAGGAAGCGATAGAAGTAAAACTGAAGAACAGATTGGTAAAGAACTATTTGAAAAAGTAAACTGTGTATATAATTGTTCAGGAAACACGAAACACAAAAAGGGTGTTTGTGTATTCAATACTAAAGACTTTGAGTTGTCAGAAGTGGCACAAAAGTTTTTAGAAAGAAAACTACGTAATAGTAAGTTTGATGCAAAGACTGGATTGCATTTTGATACAAGACCAGGATTGTTAAACTTTAGTATAGTTGGTCGAAATGCCACGAAGACTGAAAGAAAAAAGTATGTTAAGTATGACACAACAACTAATGAACGACAGTTAATTTCTAACGAATTCAATAAAAAGTTTTCTAAGAAATTTGATATTGTGTCGCAAATAGCAGGTGAAACTGGATTAGATATTATAAAGATAGGAACAGATAAGGCACAGATATTAAAAGATTTCACATTCCAAGATGAACTGATATTCTTTGGTGACAATATACAACCTGGTGGCAATGATTATGGAATTGCACAAGTAATTGAATATGGTCCCTATGACCGTACTGAGGTTCATCATGTAAAGAATTGGAAAGAAACATGGAAGATACTGAAATCACTTTAAACGGCACAGATTGGAGTAATCTGTATATCATAGACTACGCAGGTGGCTGTGGCGGTGAGATGATGTGTGACTTGATTAGCGACAAAGTAGATGCTCAATTTTCAATTCCAAAATCATCAAGTCAATCTTTCGCAATAGACAGTTTTGATAATCTGTACGTGACTTATTCGTTAGTACTTGTCCACGCTGATATTAATCAATATCGTGGATATAAGTGCAAAGAATCTGCACCTGAACTTCATTCCGATGAAACGATAAAACATAATCTAAAGGTGAATCTCATTCATCGAAATAAAGATATTTCTTGGAAGATGGGATTCAGTACAGAAGATGAAAGGGATTCGTTAGTCAGAAATACTCATTTTACCAAAAACTATATATTACGCAGTCATCGTAATTCAGATTGGAGTTCATTTACTAACGCAAAAGTAATTAGAATTTATCCTTGGACTAAGTCTCATCTAACACAATCATTAATGTTCTTAAAACGTTGGGTTTCAGGACATAGTTATATTGAAGAGTCTGAATGGACTGATTGGGATTCTTTTGTTGAAGATAGATTTTCAATGCATTCTAACGAGACGAGTAAGAATACTATTTCAGGAACAGAATGGGTGTTTGGTACTAGTGACGTATCGATAAAAACTGTAGCAGGAATAGATACAACAACTGATGCGATTAAGGCTTGGCAACAAGACAATATTGATTTATTAGCAGAACATGGTATATCAATGACTAGCACGAAAGAAGAGTGTATTGACTATTTTAAAACTACACGGAGTTATGATGGCAAGAAGAATGGATGAATTGTCCGCTCGAATAGAAGAGAGTAAAAACAAACAAACTCTAACAGTTGACGAACTAGCAATTCTACTAGAACGAAATAAACATAAATTTATTTTTTATAGTTATTTTGGTGGTATGGGTGGTGAGTTTATTCTAAATTATCTAACAGATAACGTACCAAATATCATTAAACAGAAAGATGTTAAATTAATGGAAGATTTCTATATGATGGGATGGGATGGTGGAATAAACAAACATTACTTTGCTGATACTATCTTTTGTCATTATTTCTTATATGCAGGTATGAAATCTGAATCATCGGAAATAATTGGTGCATCAAACTTCAAAGAACTAGCAGAAAAAATACTTACAGGCTTAAAAACTGATTGTTATGGATATCCAGAACATGACTTTAATACATTAATCGAACTAGACAAACACGAAGATATGCGTTATCTAGTTAAAGTTCATAATCTTTACGATGAATTAACATTGTTTAAAGATTCAAAAATGATACGCACTATTCCAGGAGAATGGGAAAAACATTGTGGTATGCTGTGTTTAGCAAAAAACGAGACACTTCATGTGTACTCAAAAGAAGATAAGAAAAAAAGAATAGAAATATTGTCGTATCTAGCAAAAGGGAATGACCCATTCTTAGAAGAAATAAATTACAAAGATGTCAAAGCAGATGCGCCACACAATTCTATGGAAACTGTTAACAATTATCTATCTAAAATCATTGAAGATGATAATGTTCCACTGTATAATAATACAATTGCTATGGCATTACAACCAGATAATTATGCATTAGATATGTCTACTGTTCCTGCTGAAGAAATCAACAACAAAGAAATGCTCTATAAATTATATTTCTCTGATTTTATGAACGAAGATTCAGATACTACTTTTGTAGCATCATCAGATATACATCTTACACCTTTGTTCTTAAAAGTATCTGAATATGACTTCAATGATATAGGAAATGGAAAGTTAGTAGAAGATGAATTTGATTTAGATGTTGAAAAGTTCAGAGATGCATTTGACGATTGGTATGATAAAAATATAGAATTATTAAATGAATTTGGATTAAAAAATCATCATATCCCTAAGAAATCTTCATATGTTTCTAGGAGAAAGAGATTATGATGTATACAAAAGAAATAGTTAAAGATAAGTTTTGGATTTTAGAAAACGCAGGTATTAAAATAGGAACAATACGTTTTTGTTCGTCTAATGATTTTGAATTGAATATAAGACAATCAGATTTGTCTGATGCTATACTCAATGAACACATGTCGTTATCTGAACTTACATCTCATTTTGGTGAAAAGATATTAGAATCAAAAGAAAGTCCTGTAGTTGTTGAAGAAAACAAAGTTGGACCTCGAGGAGGATGGAATACTTCTATGAATGAGATTGATGGTTATGTTTCTAAACACATAGTACATAATGTAGAAACAATAGAATTGAAAGGCAAACAAATTCCAACCTATACTAAAACTGAAACAAGTAAAGTAAGATATGTTGCTGGATATTATGGAGTAAGATTTCCAAGTGACTGGCGATGGTTTTACGGTGGTAAACTAGATACACTAAATACTTGTGAGTTTATAGGACCATATAAAACTAAATCAGAAATGCAATCAGAAACATTACTAGCGAACAAACGAGATGGATTATAAAAGTTTAAGAAATTTATTAGCAACCATTAAACGGGCTAACTTGAAAGGTGATAATAGCATTCGCCTATCAATTGTAGAAGCAAATGAGATACAGAATGAGATTGCTGTATTGTTGCTAGATATCAAAAAGAAAGACTCCTCAGAGAAGACTACGTTAGATGGTGGCGCATTTAAGTAAGTTATATTCATTATATACGATGATAATGTTATTTTATTAGTAAATTAGATAAATAAGAGTAGAACCATTAATAAGGACACTCTTATGGCTAGACCTAAACCGACAATTATATTAGAGCATACTGACAACCAAACTTACAGAAGTGAGCAGGTTCTAAAGGCAATCGCAGTATATTCAGTATTCTACAAAGAAGAAGCGATTAATCTTCGCAGTCTTAACTCACTAGTCAATTTTCCAGGACCAAAATACAAAAAGGTATCTTTTAGTAATCCAGGTCATGCAATTAACCTAGCACAACGTTTGAATAAACTATTTAGATGTAATGATTTTGCAGTATACGTGCTTACAAAAGGTGACAAATTAGAGTTTTAAAGTGGACAAGAATGAGTTAATTCATTATATTAACAAAAACACCACAGGAAGAACAGCAGGAAGAAAAGAGATTACTTTAAGTGATATTTTTATTAGTAGTCACTCATCTACCGCTGGATTCAGAGTATCTGTCTTTGGACGAAATATCATCGCCAAACATTTCAAAAAATACACGATAGAAATTAAGTCTAAAACAGTAACTGGAACAGGAAATCAGATACTTGCACTAGACAAATACATAAATTCCCCTTATTATCTGAAAAAATCTAAATTAATTCTCTTTGAAGAGGTTATTGCCGCTGAATTACTGATGATTGATGGTGACATAGACCTCTGGACCGAAAATAAGACATTTTTTAACCCAAAAACTTGACAGATATCGGTTTTGTGTTATAATACTTGTATATTCAAAATAAAAGAGAGGTTAATATGACTGTAAAAGTATCAACAAAAGATTTAGATGTAAGAGTAGTCAGACCTAGTGATATTAGGGCTGAACTTAACTATGCATTTAATAGAAAACGACCTGTATTTATTTGGGGTCCTCCTGGTGTTGGTAAATCAGAAATCGTAGATAGTATTACACAAGAACGTGCAGGTTATATGATTGACCTACGTCTTGCTCTGATGGAACCAACTGACTTGAGAGGTATTCCTTATTTTAACGAAAAATCAAAAATGATGGAATGGGCTACTCCTTCAGACTTACCTAGTCAGGAACTAGCAGACCAATATGAATCTGTTGTATTGTTCTTAGATGAAATGAACCAAGCACCACAATCAGTTCAAGCCGCGGCTTATCAGTTAATTCTGAACCGTAGATTAGGTTCTTATGTACTGCCAGACAACGTTTTAATCGTTGCGGCTGGTAACAGAGAGAGTGACCGAGGTGTTGCTTATAGAATGCCTTCACCACTTGCTAACAGATTTGTTCACTTAGAAATGGGT